ACACTCTCGCCGTGACCCTTGCCATAGACGCGCGTCCGCACTTGCGATTGATCGGACGCGAGGCGAATCGGCGGGTCGTCGAGCGGCGGATGGGCGGCGTCAATCGGATCCGGCGGCGTCCCAGCTTCGGTCTGGTACAAGTGCAACGTGAGATTGTCGAAGTAGTAGTACCCGCCGATCAGTTTCGCGAGCTGTTTGATCGCGCCGTCCATGCCCTCGGACCCGTCGAGGTTGACGGTCGCCGCCGGCAGTCCGACCTGGACCGCACTACTCGAAAACCCCGGCGCGAACGACGCGATGATCTGTTGGGCGATCGTCGTGACGGAGACGTTCGGCCAGGCGCCGAACGGGAGGCGGCGATTCGCGCGCGCGCCGTCGTCAATCCCGGTACAGCGATAGACGACGAGTGGCGGGTACGCGCCCTCGTAACTCTGTTCGACCGTCTGGATCGCGCCGCCGAAGATCAAGATCGGCGCGTTCGAGTTCAGCCAGATTTGGACGGAGACGGCGACGGTCGGCGCGGGCGACCCCTGAATCGTGAACGTACAGGTGTTCGGCGTATCGTTCAACGCGTCCGTAATACTGAGACTGCCGACGCGGACGCGGGTCCGGGATTCGACGCCGTTGAGCACGATCCGGACGCGGGTCGGCCGCGCCGCCACCATGTCCCGCGTGAGATAGTTCAACCGCGAGGCGTTGAGGCGAAAGGCGTTGAGGGCAGAGGGTTGGAGCGCCATCACCTAAAACGCGTTGAGGCGTACCCCGTTCCGGACCGATTGCATCACGATATCCGCGACCCGGCGCGCGAGATTCGATTCGGTGTCGACGAGATGAAACGTATTCGAGACGGTCGTCCCGCCCGCGCCGCCGCCGGGGACGATCGTCCCGGACGTCGCCGGGACGAACAACTCGGGGCCGCGTTCGCCGACCAGGTACGGCGACCCGGCGGCGACCGGTCCGCCGGACGCCAGGCCCGGCGCCCGATGCATGATCCAGTCCCAACTCACGGTCTCGCCTTGCGGGTTTTTCCAGGATGCGGAGGAGAGTTGTTGCACGGCGGCGGCGGCGTTGACCGCCGCCTTCCCCATCTGTTCCAACGCGTTCGCCGCGCCACCCGCGGCGTCCGTCGTGTTCGCCGCGACCGCGTCCGCGGTCTGTTGCCAATTCGCGAGGGCCGTATCCGCCGCTTGCGCGTTGCGTTGGAGGTTGTCCAGTTGTTTTTGGCTGAACTGGTCCCAGTGTTCGAGCGCGAATTGATACGACTGTTGGGCGTCCGCTGCTTGTTTCTCGTAATAGGCGTGTGACGTTTTGTCTTTTTCGAGGGTCTGTTGGACGACCTTGTCGGTTTCGAGTTGCGCGGTCGCCGTGACCGCGTCCGCGGCGGACTGTGAATACTTCTTTTCACGGTCCAACGCCTCGTATTTCGCTTGCGCCGCCGCCCAAATATTCGCGATCCGATTCTGCGTCGACGAGTTGTCGAGGCTGTCGAGTTGCTTGTAATACTCGGTCCAGAGTTTCGACGCGGCGTCGGCCTGTTCCTTTTCGAGTTTCCGCGCCTCGTTTTCCTCTTTCAACGCGAGCGAGACCGCCTTGATTTGTTGCGCGGTGTAGCCGTACGCCTCCGCGAGATCCTTTTGGGAGACGCCTGCTTGCAGATAGAACTTGATCGCCTCGACGTCTGCACCGCTCATCTCGTTTAACGCGCCCTTGTAGCCTTGGGTGACGGTCATCAACGCCGACAACGCTTCGGCATATTTCCGCGCGGCGTCCTCTTGCTCTTTGTGCAGTTTGGCGGCGTTCGCCATGAACGTTTGCGATTCTTTCCAGACATCATTCTGGGTTTTCTGGTCCTCCGTGATTTGCTTCACGAGGTCGGCGTACTCTTGGTCCGTGAGGGAGAGTTCCCAGACCGCTTTTTGATGCGTCTCAACCGCCTTCGTCGTCTCCGGCCATCTCCCGGTCGCGAGGTAATCGAGACTGTTGGAGACGGTCGTTAGCCATCCGTTCAACGTGTCCCACGCCGGTTCCAGGTTTTTCAGTTCGTCAAAGGTCGCGTTAATTTTCGGGATTAACTGATTGCCGATGGTGAGGGCGAACGATTCGACATGCGTCTCGAGCGATCGGACGTTCATTTCGAACTCTTTCGCCGCCGCCGCCTGTTCCGCCGTGAAGGGTTGAATGTCGGACGTCCGTTTCAACCCTTGCGCGACGTCGTTCAAAATCGGGAGGAGTTCGCGCCCTTGTCGGCCAAACAACGCCTGGGCGGTCGCCGCGCGGGTCGTCGGGTCCTGGAGACTGTCGAACCCTTGCGCGAGGGCGTCGAGATATTGATCCGGGTTCATGTCGCGGACCTCGGACAGCGACAACCCGATCGCTTTCAATCCCTCCTCGAATGTTTTCGACCCGGTCGCCGCGCCGCGTTCAAACGTGTAGAGGGCGTTCGTGACGGTCCCAAGGTCGCCGCCCGCGACCTGCAACGCGTTCGAATACCGCGAGAGCTGCGAGACGGAGAGTCCGGTTTTCTCCGACATATCGCCGAACCGTTCGCCGACCTCCGCGGCGTTGCTGGCGAGTTTGTACGCCTCGACGGACAACGCGGCGACAAGCCCGCTTGCCGCTAACGCTTCCTGTCCCGCCGGCCCGATCGAATTGGCAAAGGCGGTGAGGGCGTCGGTCGCCGTCTCGATCGGATGCTTGATCGCACTCTCGACGTTGAACGAGGTCAAAAAGTTATTCCAGGACCCGCGGAGGTTCCCGACCTCGTCGGCCAACTTGCTCATCGATTCGGGGACGTCCATCCCGAATTTCGCGGCGCGATCCATCGCCGTCGTCAGCGTCGCCTCGACCTGTTTGAGTTGGTCGTTGGTCAGCATCGAGGCGCCGCCGATGCGTTCGATCGCCTCGGTCATCAACGTTGCCTCGCGGATCGCCTCGACCGGCGAGAACGCGTTGACCATGTCGGTGAGCGATTTCGAGACCGTCGCGGTTTGCGAATCGAACGCTTTCAGTTTCGCGTCCGCCGTGTCGACGGCGGCGTAAAACGAGTCAAAATCCGCCTCGAAAACCGCTTTAGTCGCCATGTACTCTCGCCGCCTCCTTGTCGCGCGCGGTTAGGAGTTCCACGAGGGCGGTGTAATCGTCGGGGTCAAGGGTCCGGATCCAGTCGAGACGCCAACCGGTTCGGAGGGCGAGTTCGAGATCGGATCGGCGTTCGCGTTCCCGCTCCGGGTTTTTTTTTCGACCTCGCGCCGGTCCTTTTCCCGGCCGATATGCGCGTCGATCGTCGCGAGGAGGTCGGCGTAATCGTCCGGGTCGAGCTCGTCGAGGACGGCGTCGAGACGCGCCTTGTCCGGAACCGCGCGCGGATGGTCGCGGATCGTGACCAACTCCCCCCGGTCGTCCGTCACGGTCCAGTCGAGGAGGTACGCGCAAATCGTCGCCCGCGGCAGCTCGAGCGGGTTGCGGACGACCTCGCCGGTCGCGCGGTTGAACGTAATTACGTCGGCGTACATCTCGCGTTGTTCGCGGACGTTCAACCGGCGCCGGACGGTGATTCGCGCGCCGTTCGCGAGCGTGAGCTGGACTTCCGCAGGTCGAACGGTTTGCATGAGGTCTCCGTCAGTGTTCGATCGGTCCGAGCGTTGCCGCGAGCGACAGTCCGTCGCGGATCAACGTCCGGACCGGAAAGAGCCAGTACCCGCCTTTCCGGGGGACGACCAGATAGAAGTCGCGATCCCCCGGCCGGCATTTGATCGGGTCGAGTTCGCGCGCGGTCGCCGACAGACTCCACACGCCGGCCGGCGACTTGTCGATCGTCCAGGACGCGAGCACGGCGGCGGTGTGATACCCGAACACCAGGGTCGCCTCCGCGCGCCCGGAGAGGACCAGGTGTCGGAACACGCGCCTACGCCGCGCGGCGGAGGGCGGCGAGTTCCGCCTCGAGCGCCGCGATCCGCTCGTGGGTCGCCGGTCCCGCCTCGACGCCCTCGACGGACAACGCAGAGACCTGGGTCGGACCGCTCCACGGACCCGCGGCAATGATCGTTGACGTGATGGCCGGAGCGCCTTCGACCGGGACGTCGATCGCCGCGTCGAGGTAACACTTGCCCTTCCAGTACTTGAGGGCGACCGTCGTATCCGGAATGAGTTTCAACATCCCCGGCGTGTTCGAGGTCGTCGCGTCCCAGTAGGACGTCTCCGTCGAGTCCCAGAAGCCGGCGAACGATCCATCCATGTCGCGCATGCCGGGAACGTATTGCATGTTCGTCGCGCCGAACACGGTCACGTTGATTTTGGGTGTTTTGCTCGAGAGCTTCCAGTTCGACAGACTGGCGATTTGCGTAAACGTCGTCCCCGCGCCCGTCGAGTCCCAGAGGACTTGTCCGTTCCGTCCGCTGAATACAGCCATGTTGCGTCTCCTCCGTTTAGACCGGCGTCATTTGGACGCGGTATTCGCCGCCGTGATGTTTGAACACGATCAACGGGTCGCGGTCGTCGCGTTCCTCGTAGTTGATCCGATGTTCCCGGTACGTCGCCCGCCACAGATACCCGGCGACGACGAGCGGGACGTTTTCCAACAGAACATCAATCCGATCCGCCGCCGCGCCCGCGTTCCCGCCGGTCGATTTCAGGATCACCGCCTGAACGATGTACACGCCGTCCTCGAGGTTGCGCCGGCCGAACGCGGCGCCGTCGTCCTCACTCGACAACGTCACCAGCGCGTACCGTTGCGACCCTGGATCCGCGAGGTTCAGATACACGCCGTCCGGCAGCATCGCCGCGAGGGTCGCGTCCGCGCGGAGGACGTCGACGACCGCGAGATCGATCGCGCTACTCGCCGACATACCCGGAGAGCCGGAACCCGTTCGCCGTCAGCAGCTCGCCCAACTCGTCGTCCATCGTTTTGCGCCATGCGCGGATCCGCGGATAGAACACGTTTCCGGCGGGCATCTTGCCGCGGGACGCGCCCAGTGTGGTTTGCCGCGTATCCGTCCCGTACTCGAACCACGCGGCGTAATACGCCGTGTTGTCGACGCGGTACTTGACC